ATCAAAATGTTTCATTAGTCTCAGTTCCCAAGACGAACGATAGACAATGTTGCTCTCATCGCCTTTATATTTACTTGGGTTGGTAGGTGTAAACACACCCTTTAAGGTATTCTTGCCGTAAGTCATATAAATATGTATAAATTCACCCTAGGATAAAACGATGGCAATGTTCTCGCTTACAGATATCGCATTTGGTTCTAAGAATAGCATTCTTAGTGGCCCGTTATCTGCTCTCTATCAATCACCATACCAGACAGGCACAATGAGATACCCTCTGGATGTAGGTAGTTACGATAAGGGACACTATATGTTGTTCCATATTAATGTGCAACAACGTACTGCATTTGAAGGTATTGATAAGTTCTCCGAACAGACAGCATTGAATATGCTGATGAACAAAGACATTCTATCGACTATTCGTGGTCAGGTTTCAGAACCTGGTACTTTGGGAGCACAGATTGGTGAAGTTCAAAGTGCCATCTTTGGTGGTATTGAGAAAGCAACCAATGCGGTAAACAAGACAATCAATGATGTTTCTTCATCTATCAAAGGTGGTATTAACGACCTGACTTCCAAGCTTGGCATTGGTAATGTAGGCCTAGGAAGTGCATTAGACAAATTTGGTCTTGGAATGCAAGCAGGCAGTTCAAGTCCTGTAAACACAAGTCCACTACGCACAACAAAACGCACCACAACTTCTATTGCTCTGTATATGCCAGACACTTTGGTGTTTGACTATTCACATGGTTTCGAAACACCAAGTATGGCAGATGTTGCCGGCGGCGCACAACAACTTGCATCTGCCGGTAAAGCAATTTATGATGGTCTGAAATCTGGTGGTTCTACCAGTGAAGGTTTGAACAAGGCAGCAGAGAACATGAAACCATTCGTTGCAGAAGCAGCAGGTGGTATTCTACAGAAATTTGGTGGTGGTGATGCACAGAAACTTGTTATGGCAAGTGCAGGTATTGCAAAGAACCCTCAGTTAGAAGTTATTTACTCTACAACCAATTTGCGTGAATTCCAGTTTGAATTCATGTTCTATCCTCGTTCACAAGACGAAGCACGCCAAGTAATGGGTATCATTGAAGAATTCAGATTCCATGCCGCACCTGAAGTTGATGCTTCTTCAAGTGGTCGTTTCCTGATTCCACCTTCAGAATTCGATATCGAGTTTCACATGAACGGTGCACCTAACCCCAACATTCCAAAGATTTCAACTTGTGTTTTGAAATCTATCAACCTCGACTATGCACCAAACGGTTGGTCTGCATATGAAGTTCCAGGTCAAGTCAGAGCACAAACAGGCGGTTCAGGTACACCAACCGCAATTCGTATGACTTTATCGTTCCAAGAAACACAGATGATTACAAAAGAAATGATTCGCAGAAACGGCAAGACCGCTGGTTCTGCAAGAAACGTTTTAGAAATGTTCAAACCAGGTTCACGTGAGAATGACGGTGGTTATTAATGGCTAAGTATTTCAAACACTACCCTAAAGAACTATACACTTTAGAGGACAGACCACAGGCACTTGACGCTGTTACCAATATCTGTACTCGTTTCTCATTCGAACAATCATTCAAAGAGAACACTGGTGCATATTATGAGTATCAAATCCAAGAAGGTGAAACGCCTGAAATGATTGCTCATAAGTTGTATGGTTCACCGGAACAACATTGGATTGTATTAATGATGAATGATATCGTTGACCCGTACTACGACTGGCCAATGAATCAGAACGTTTTCAAATCTTATTTAAATACCAAGTATAAAACACAAGGTGATTTAGAAATGAAAACTGGTGCCAAGTGGGCAACAGAGAATATCAAATCTTGGTACATTACAGAAACTCGCACGAATGCAAGAACTGGTGTGGCAATTGCTGAGACTAGAGAAGTTGACCAATCAACATGGACAGATACCAATTCCAGTTTAGACACACTAGATTTGGATGACGGCACACGCATTATTATTGAAGTCACCAAGACAACAAAAACACACTATGCGTATGAAGTTGAACTCAATGAAAGTAAACGTACCATTAAGTTGCTTCGTGGAGAAATGTCTGCTCCAGTTACAAAAGAATTTAAGAAGGTGATTGGTTAATGGCAGCAGGTGATTCAGTCAGTTTCGTAATCAATGATTTAATTCTGATTACGAAAACCGCAAGCGTTGACTTGCGAGACATGATGGAAGAATTGAACATTTATGATAATATGTTCCTTCCTTCTATGTCAGGCAACATTGTTATTAAAGATGCTCTTGGTCTTGCTAAACGATTGAAATTTGACGGTACTGAATACCTGAAAATCGATATTGGTAAAGACGCAGATAACCTAAAGATTGAGAAGACATTCCGTGTTTACAAATTAAGTGGTAAACAGGAAGATAACTCCTCGTCAGTATCATACATTCTACATTTCTGTTCGGAAGAATTCTTGTATTCTGAACAAAAGAAAATCAATCAGGTCTATGAAGACACCTACAGTAATATTGCTCGTTCAATTCTGTTAGACTATATTGAAGTCCCATCAAGTAAATACATGGATGGTTTCCATGATGAATCGTATGGTATCAAAAAGGTAAACATACCTAACTTGAAACCTTTTGCTGCAATTGACTGGTGCATGAAACGTGCATTGGACATTTATGATGCACCAAGTTTTGTGTTCTTTGAGAATCGCTCAGGTTACAATATGTGTAGTCTATATTCTCTAATCGAACAAGAATCGATGGGCACAATTACGTTTGGTATGAAGAACTCTGGTGGTAGTGATGTGTTATCTGAAATGTTTGGTTGCCGCCAATCAAAGGTACTTTCAAACTTTGATGCTGCTGAGGCAGTAAAGTCTGGTTTGATGGCAGGAACATTTAAAGGTTTTGACCCTGTTACTCGCACATACTACAACAAAGAAATGAACTTTGCGGAAATCTATCAAGGTCGTCCGCACTTAAATAAGTATCCGTTTATTATTCTGAATAAGAACCGTGACGGCAACTTACAGACACAAGAATTTGATACAAAACAAACTCTAAGTCCAATGCAGAGTAATCAGGCATTGAGCAGTTATGCAAAGAGTAAAGACCCATATGCTCAACAAGACGATATGGAAAATTATGCGATGCAACGAAAGGCAATTTTTGCCAACTTGATGAGCAGACGAATTCAACTGGTTATGCCAGGTAATGCATTATGGACTTCTGGTGCAGTTGTTGATGTTGAGTACCCAAGACGTTCGGTTCGTTCCGAATCTGATGACAGCAACATGGATGAAAAACTATCTGGTCGTTACCTAATTATTGGTGTTCGACACAAGTTTTCATTTAAGATGCATGAAACAATTATTGAAGTTGCAACCGATTCGACTAATGAACAAAACTCTTATGAAGAATCACCAGAACAGGAAATGGTAGTCGATGAGTGACCATAGTAGTGAAATTAAACGTGGTGAGTTTGTATGGTGGACTGGTGTTGTTGAAGACAAATCAGACCCATTAAAACTTGGACGATGCCGTGTCCGTATTTTTGGTTGGCATCCCGAAACCAAAAATGAAATGAGTACTGCTAACTTGCCTTGGTCGCAAGTTATGTTGCCTACAAACAATACAGAAGTGTATGCACCTAGGAACGGTGACATGGTTGTAGGTTTCTACCTTGATGGTACAGTAGGTCAACAACCAGTAATCATGGGTGTGATTCCTGGTATTCCAATGACCGCAGGTGATGCAGAATATCCATTTAGTGATTCCCGTGACGAGGATATGTTATCGACTTCTCCACGACCACCAGAATCAAAAGAATATGTCGTTGATGGTACAGGTATTGTAATTACCGAAACTGGTACTGCTGAGTTGTATCCAATCAATATTGATGAACCAACAACTTCTCGTTTGGCTCGTAATGATGAAGATACAATTACAGAGACATTCATCCAAGAACGAATTGATAATGTGGTACTTGCTGTTCCTACTGCAACAGAAGAAACTTGGGATGAACCAGAAACAGAGTATGCCGCAGAGTATCCATGGAACAATGCCATGGAGTCTGAATCTGGTCACATTTTAGAATTTGATGACACATTCGAATCTGAACGTATTCACCTTGCACACCGAAATGGTTCTTTTCAAGAATGGTTCCCACTTGGTGATAAAGTAGAAAAGATTACAAAAGACCGTTACACCATTGTTATGGGTACAGATAGATTATATGTGATGGGTGATGTAGACATTACAGTTCAAGGGAATGCTGGAATTTATGTGCAGAAAGATGCAACAGTTTTAGTTGATGGTAATGTGGATGCAACCGTACATGGTAGTGTTACTGCACAAGTTGATGGTGATGTTGATGCCACAGTAGATGGTAATGTTACTGCAACTGTTGGTGGTGATGTAACTGCTGATATTTCTGGTAGTATGTCCGCAACAATTGGTGGTGATATGACTGCCGACATTTCTGGTGATTGTACTGAAACTGTTGGTGGCAGCAAAACAATTAGTGCAGGGGGTTCTTGTGATATCTCTGCTGGTGGTGCAATCAGTATCTCTGGTGCATCAGTTGCAATCTCTGGTCAACCAATTAGTTTGAACTAAGGACAAATATGGCAGGCGTAGCATTAAGTGGTGGTGCAAGTTCAGTTGCGTGTACAGATGGTGCGAAAGGTACACCATGTGGTAAAAACGTATGGCATTGGGATACACCAACAACACAAGTGAGTGCTGCTGGTAGTACCAATGTAACAATTGAAGGTAAAGGTGTTGTTCGTGCAGGTGATGCAATGGCATCACATCCTGATGGTGACCCATGTGTTGGTGGTCCAGTCAATCATGCACCAACTTTGAGTTCATACAGTTCATCAGTATTCATTAATGGAAAAGGTGTTGGTAGAATCGGAGACAAATATGATTCCGATGGACACTTTTCACACACAATCATATCCGGTTCTACTTCGGTAACTTGTGGGTAAGGCAACATAAATAGAACATGGCACAAAACACAAGAACGTATAGAGATTTGGATTTGAATTTTAATATTCATCCAGTTAAGAAAGATATCAACAAATTGTCTGGAGAAATGGCAGTTGTTGGTGCTATCAAAAATCTGTTAATGACAAACCACTATGAACGCCCATTCCAACCAGAAATTGGTTCGAATGTAAAGCGTATGTTGTTTGAACCAGCAGATACAATTACTGCCGCACAAATGGAACGTGAGATTAGAGAGTGCTTAGTCAACTTTGACCCACGTGTATCAATCAAAGCAAGCAATGTGACACCTAAACCCGATGAAAATGCATACGAGGTAAGATTGGAATTTTACATTGCAAATAGAACAGAACCACTTAATATTTCCTTCATGCTGGAAAGAATTCGATAATGGCACAAAGATTAAGAATTACGGAACTTGATTTCGACCAAATCAAGACAAACTTAAAAGACTATATGAGAAGTCAGGATGAATTTTCTGACTACGACTTTGATGGTTCTGG